GTGATCTGCTGGGGAGAGACAGAACTCGTACAATGAGAGGGCACTTTGTCCTCCAAGTGACCGCGCAAGACGGGCGACTTGTTGGCTTGTACCCTGGGCTCGAGCACTGGTATCTGCTCCTCGCTGCTCAGAAGGATCCAATCCAGCTCTTCTAGCGCCTCTTCTGCTTCTTCTATTTCGCTTTGATCCGCTTCTTCGTCTTTGCGAATTAGAAGAGCTCTGCTGCTGTGCGCTTGCTGGTGTGGGGGGGCGCTGTGATAACTGCCCATTTCTTCATGTCTATCAAAAGTCGTTGGTTCGGCCCGGATAGTAAGTTTTGACAACTGCTGTGGCAAGTTGTTGGAGGATTTTCGCGACATACAGAACAAAATATCAAATGATGTTGAGTAGAATAGCAAGACATTCACAATGTCAACTTATCAGTCAGCATGGCTTCCCACGCTTCATTAGACTGGTCAGGTGACTCTATCTTCATTTTTCTTACTCTCCTCTCAAGTGACAATTGCTGTTCTATGCTTATGCCAAAAGCTGCTGCGAAACTGATTCGAGATTCATAACTGATGGGTCTTGCTCTAGCATGTAATATGGAAAATGTTTCCAATTTGGCACGATAGTGTAATTCATGGCCTGGCCAATATTCGCCTGATCCAATTTCAATTAGACGTAAGGCATATGCTTGCAAGACTGGCAATCCATCAGATAGCGATAATTCACACAACCCTAAGCTCTTGACAAACCTGGGTAGGAATTTAACGGCGATTGGTTTAGTGGACACACCTCCTCGGTATAATACCCTAAGGGGGTTCCTAACCATTCGCCAAGTGAAACCATCAAATACTGGTTTTGATTGACAAAAGTCAACATCTGAGAAACTATAAACCTTCTCACAGTACCTAGTCTCAATTCCGAATTGCTTGAAGTACGGTTCAAAAGGCAATAGCAAGTTAATTGAATCAGAATTAACAACAATGACAGAATCGTCACCATCTACATAAACTGACCCTATCACCTTACTATCCTTGAGCCACAACTCCAACATAGCGAAATTCAATAGACAATTGCCACAGGCTGTATTTTGATCGCCTGACATTCTTGTACCGGGGGTGTAGTATCTCAAACCAGATTTAGTTCGTCCAAAATTATGACGTTGCATCTTCAAGAGGACTTGTAATTTCTTATTTGAGTCAAAAGCTCGAAGATAAGAATCATGTTCTACTCTAAGCAAGTGCATATTTACATGTGCGTCAAACTTTGAATGATCCAGCAATATTGCTGCAGGTTCAGGAAAGCTATTCCACTTAACCCACAGATCAGAGGCCCGTTGATGACTATTTCTAGTTTTAGCTATTACACTAGAACCTGTCCAATCTTGTAAGCTGAGTAGTTCGTGTTCAAATGGTTGAATAAACCTAGCAACACTCACTCCATATCGCTTATTACGGTATTGTATAGCGCGAGGTGCCTTCGTGTCTCGCATAACCTCTGCTGGAAAATCGAAATACTTGTCATCTTTAATAAACATCTTCAAATGCCCGTCTGCCTTACAGAGGGGTTGATGTAATAATGATTCAGCAGCAGTAGCAAACAATTTACGTTTACTGCCTGAATAATGACTAAGTACTTCAGATACACTTGATGGTTCCAATCTGAATTTAACACGTTCCTTGAGGTAAAAACTTAATCTCTCAATTACAGGAATGCTAAACCCAGAGTTCTCAACCTGATGTCTATTAGTGAGGGCCATTCTCTCATTACAAACGCAATCAGCATGTGTTATAACTATGCGTTTGGACAACGGGGTGAGATAGCGAAATGTGCGGCGTTTGGAGGCACACAACTGCATCGGCGCTTTGATCCAAGAGTCTTTAATGAGTAGTTTATTATACTCTAGGATAGCCGCACAACAAAGCGCCGGAAAGGACTTAAGTCATGTTGCAGGAGGTGGCTTAACTAGACCAGTTTTGGTCTTAGTAAACCAACCTCTTAATCCTGCAACACCACTTGTCAAGAGGCGATTAAGCTTGTCACGCTCACCTGATTCTTCCAATGATGTTAGATGTAATCTTAATATCCTTTCAGCAGGAGTCACATCTAGGGCAATTGTTATTGCTCCAGCTATCATATCGAATCTTTCTTTCATTGTCAACTCAGTTAGTTAAAATTCATTTAAGAAATTAACTGCCTTAGCTTTTAGTGTGGCTATGA